GCAGGCCGCGTGCCAAACCCCGGAAGGACCCACCCCCCCCTTGGTGGCATGCCATTGTGGCACCACCCGTCGGTGGGGTGTCCATGCTACCCCCCACTTGGTGGTATGCCATGATGTCATGCCCCGTTGTGGGGGATGCTAGTGGTCGGCCGTTCACGTGTTCACGCGTGCACGTGTTGTACAGTTTGATGATTTTATGGGCAACGGCAGACGCGTTGACGTTGACGCGTCAACGTGCTCGAGCACGTGCCGACACTCTCAAAACCTAAGTGTCCGATCGGATATTCTTTGAAGAAATCCGCGGCATATTGTCGATACCCCTTGCCATGTTATATCTGACTGGATATATTCATGACGTCGGCCGCGTGCTGCGGCCGCGAATGAGTTCAGAAACCACGAGTAAGGAAATCCCACAATGTCGACCACGTCAACGATCGTCAAAGCAGTTTCGGCCACCATGCTGGCATATGCAGAAGACTGGAACGGAAAAACAAAAAGCTTGCTTGGAGAGAATGCCAAGCTCACCAAACTCCCCAACGGCGCGCCGGTCGTCGCGCAAGGTGTTTCAATGTCCCCGGGCATTCATTCGATTTTCGTGAATGTTTGCGCCCACCTCACAAAAGGTTGTTTCCACTCGTGCGTGTTGCATTTCGCCGGCCGCACGACCGGTCCGGCCGTTCGTGCAGCTGCTCGAGCTCGTACGGGGCTATGGCATTTCATGCCCGACGTTTTCTATGCCCGCCTGCGTGCTGAGCTCGTCGCGTTTTCGAAGCGGTGCGCAAAACTGGGGGTCGTCGGCTATATCCGGCTTAACACCGCTTCGGATATCGACCACGGGTCGGAACTGCCGACCAGCTTTCCGGAAATCGTGTTTTACCACTACACCAAGAGCATAAAGCGGTGCATTCAATATGCCCGCGGGCTCCGGCCGGCAAACGAGCATTTTTCCTATTCCATTTCTGAGCGGACCACGTTTGCCGACGTGGAGCAGCTGCACGGGCTTCGCGTGAATATGATCATGGTCGTCGACGCGTGGTACCACCCGCAATACAAAATCCCCGGTACCGACGTGGCTGTCGGCCGTTTTGCTCCCCTTCCCGAATATGTCGAATTCAAGAGCCCGGCCGGAAAGATAATCCGTATTCGATGCATCGACGGGGACATTCATGATCTCCGCGTGCCGGATTTTGACGGCCGCGGGATTGTCGTCTGCTTGAGGCTTAAAGGTGGTAACGCGTCAAAGCAGAATGCCCGCACCACGGGCTTTGCAAAACCGTGGCAGCTGGGTGGTGAAAAGGTCGTCGGTGAGCTCACCCAGCGAGGGACGATTGTCGTGGACATGAAATAGCCGACGGCCGGCCGTTGTCCGCCCGGGCGCCTGCCCGGGCGGCATGCGGCATGCCGTTGACGTCATGCCGGCCGGCCATCGTGGCCGGCCGTTCCCCATTCCACCCCTTGGAGACTTTTCCATGCTACGGGAAACCTGTTGCGCAGATGGCGGAGCATGCGATTGTGTCGCATGCCGTCCGGAACCGTTGACGGCGGCGCATGTCGTCGCGGTGCTCGAGCGGTCGGGCGCCGAACTAGACTTCACGGAGCGCGATGAGCTCGAGCAGCTGACGCCCGAGCAGCTGGCCGACCAGCTGCAATACTTTGCCGACTTCCAAGGGTAGCCGAGCACGTGCACGCGTCGCGACGTCGGCCAGTGTGGCCGGCCGGGAGTGCACGTGCTCACGTGGCGACGTCCGGGGCCGTTGACGGCCCCGGGCAGGCGCCGGCATGCCCATAGACTTATAAACCGACAACGGCCGCATGCGGCCACGTGGCGACGCAGGGCAGGGCCTGCAGGCGCCCGGGCGTGCACGGCCGCACCATAACCGAACGACACGCGACGTCGGCCGGCAACGGCCGGCCGGGCACGTGCACGACGTCGACGGCCGGGCAGGCGCCCGGGCAGCTGCTCGAGCTCGTGCACGCAGAAAATCCGGCCTGCCGGCTTGACCAGCTGCGCGCGCACAAGCCCAGACACGATCGCCAACACACAAAACAGGAAACGGGCAATGCTGCCCGGGGAATATGCACGCCGTGCGGCGGATGGCCGCGGCATGCCGTTTCCCCTCGCGATAGGGGGTATCCCCTCGCATGGGGGTCCACCACCCTGCAGCAGGGCTACCCCCTTCCGATAGGGGCTACCCCCCCTCGCTGGGGTCAACCCCCCTTGGTGGGGGAGAAAAAATTCCGACGACCGAATTTCCAAAGACTCTTGTAGGGCGATTCTTCTGACATTTTTTTTTGAAAATCCGGCGGCGTGCACGACCAACAGATTGATCGGCAAACGCCCGCCAACTTCTCAGGAAAATATTTGTACCGCGATTGCAGTCCGCTGCCCAGAATTTTCGACTGGATATTTTGCCGATCGTCGCCAATAATCCCACGTGTTCTTTCAACCACAACGAAAGGTTCTAGCCATGCCCAGCCCACCGTCGGATGAATTGCTCGTCGAGTTCCAGGGGAGGATGAGCTTTCTGGAAACCATGTGGGGGTGCCAAACCTCCTACGATGTCGACCTTGAAACCGGCCGCGGTTGGCTCGAGGTCAGGATGCCGGGCACGGGCGCCGTGCTGCGGATCAACCGGTTCAACGTGAAGGACGTGATGGTGCCAGGGGAGGGCGGCGTGCAGCCGTCAATCAAATGACCAAGCCGCAGCTGATCGATCCGACCAAATACATCCGCGTGGGTACGGCTGCAGAACTGGCTGACGTGACGCGAGCCTACATCAATCGAATGATTGTGGCCGGCACCCTTCCAGGAATCGAAATCGACGGCCAGCATTTCGTGCTGCGGTCGGACGCTGAGAACTTTAAGCGTCACCCGTCCGCGGGACGTCCTCGCCTGAAGAAGTGACACGCACGATCTCGCGGGCCAACTCCACGAGCATCGCGGTCTCCACGATCACCACGCTCCCCCTCCGGTTAGCCTTGTGCCACACCACAGGAGTCTTGCCGGGGGGGGAATCTTTTTTCGCCTGCTCGAGGGCGGCCCACAGCTGCAGCCGTTCGACGCGTTTGGCCTCGACGTGTATCGCCACGCCGTCGAGCACGACGTCGGGTGAATCCGGCCCGCCTTGGAACTGCACGCCACGGCGAGCGTCAACGCCGAGCAGCTGGCCGAGCTCGGCTGCACATTGCCGCTCGCCGCGTTTGCCCTTCTGCCGGCTCATGCGTCCCATCTATGTCAGCCTCTCCAATAGCGAGCGGAGCGTGGCTCCAGGCTTACTCCCAATCAGCAGGTCGGCAGCACCGAGAATCGCCGTCCGCTCCTCGTCGGTGAGCGTGGGCGAGCGGTAGAGCGGCTCAATACTCCAGTTCATTTCGTAGGCTGCCGCGCGGGCCTGCTCCTCCAGCGAATACACCGCCTCGCTGCCGTCTGTGTCGAACACGCGCCACGCTACAGGTGCCTCGCCGCTCATTTCGTCCTTTCCAGCAGCGATCTAAGTATAGAGGCTGCACCTGACGGGAACCCGTCCATCTCCGCGTCATAGGCGTCGATGATTCGGGCAGCAGCTTCAATCGCCTCCCGCTCGTAGGTGGTTAGCGTTGGCTGCTTGCTAGGTAACGCCGAAACGTGTATCGCAGCAAGTGTCGGAGTTTCACCAAGCGGCACTTCACACCCGCCATACAAAGCAAACCTGCATCCATCTACGCACGCACTCGCAATCATTTCGGCGAACTCTTGCGAGCATGACAGCCTTCCGGCGAGCGATAGTCCCCATAAAACTGGGACGTCAGCCATTGGTTCCTCCAAGTCGTTGAAGCAGCGAGCGGAGCGTGGCGGCATCCTGCGAAAGCAAGTACGCCAAGTTGATTTCGGCTGCACTGCGAGACTTCGCCTCAAGAAAATCCGCCTGCCGCGACACCACCTCCCGCTCCTCGTCGGTGAGCTTCAGCCGCTCCACCTCTCGTCGCAGTGCGGCTATCTCGGTCACCATCGCATCGTAGGCGCGCTCGCCTTCTTCTCGGATGGCCCGAAAGTCGGCGCGTCTTGCGTCGTTCATGTACTGCACTGGTTTTGCGTCATTCATCGGTTCCTCCAAGTCGTTGAAGCAGCGAGCGGAGTGTGGCGTATTTTTTCCCGGAATCACGGAGCTTTTCGGCCTGTGCCATCGCCCAATACAACGCATCAATCTCATTTTCGGTGAGCGTTGGGCGGCGGTAGAGCGGGACAACGCGACCAGCTATTACGTCCTGGAGATATTCATTCGCCACCTCTCGCCGGGTTGTAACCTCGTACACAATCTCATGCTCTCGCCCAAAAATCACTGCCCACGCCAACGGCTCACTTTTCATATCAGATAAGACACGTTTTTCGTCGCTTTTCTCATACGATCTGGGCGCACTACACTTGCCCGGTGCAGCGTGCGTCGGCGGTGTACGGTACAGCGGCACCACATCGCCGTTGCAGTCGGCGGCGATCTCCAGTGCCTCATCAATAGCGTCTGGGCCGTAGGACGAGTCGTATTCACCGTTTAGGTACACCGCGTAGGCGTCGATGAACGGCTGCGGGCTATCGACTTCGCCACGCACAATAGCCTCTAGGCTATCGGCAACGTGCCGGATGCGGGCGACGAGTTCAGGGCCGATTTCGCGTGTCATCGCTCCTCCTGTGCACGCTGGTAACTGGCTGCGGCTGGCAGCGGACGCCAAAACTCAACGTAGTAGCAAAGGTCGCGGCCAGTGTTGTCCTCCCACCTGTTTCGCTGCATTTTGCCGCGATCATAAAAAGTCCGCTTGCGTCTGGCTACATTCATGACCACACCGCATGACGAGAAGGACTGCACTAGGACTCGCCTACCGATGCGCGGAAGCTTCTCCCATGTTGGCGTCCAGCCGCTCATCTCGCCTCCCATTCTGGCCCGTTCGACAAGCTGGTCAGTCTCGTGCATCTCCAGAGTCAGGCCGCGATCGAGGACGACGCACGGCGGCAGGCCGGGGCTGGCCTTCCGCAGGTGATTCCAGCACTCTCGAATCGACTCGACTTGCTCGGGCTTCAGGGCGACGGCTAAGTGGATCACAGCGAGCGTCGGCTTTCGCTCGCTGCCGTAGACGGCGAACTCGCCGGCGTGTGGCACGCCGGCCGCAGAGCAGGCGGAACTGATGGACTGGATGATCTTGCGGCGGTTCATTTGATCGCCTCATCAATCCCCAAGACCTTGAACGTGACCCGCCGAAGGTCGGCGATGTGAGCCTGCGCGGCACGCATGGCTCCGGCAGACCCGGCACCCTCCGTCGGTCGCACGCCGGCGTTCCACAGGTCGTCCATCAAGACTTGTGCCTGCTCCATCCGAAGGCAGAGCAGCGGCTTCATCAAAGCGAACTCGCCGATCTTCCATTCGCCGTGAGAGGCAAACCAGCCGCAGTTGCGGCAACACTTCTCGTTCTTCTTCTGCTCATCGAAGTGCTTCTCGGCGAGCTTCATGAACTGATCGAAGTCGGTCATGCATGCGCTCCGATCCGTACCGTCCAGCCCATCTTTGTCGGGTGCGGGTGAGTTGAAACGTCGCAGCACCCAAACCGAGAGCCGCTCTCCATCCACGAAACGTAGTCGAACTGCGGAGGCACCTCCGCCAGCCAGTCCTCGTCGCCTCCGTGCGGACTCAGAGCCTGCAAGTCATACGGAGCGTCGTAAAAGCTCCAGACAGTGATCGGAAGTCGTTCGCCCATAAGTCAGCCTTTCTTTCTCAGGCAGTAGTCCATGCTGAAAGCTTTGTCGCCGGGACCAGCAAGCAGCCCCGTCAACGCCGCAGCGGCGAACGTGTCGCGGTCGGTCATCTTTCACCTCGCCGCCATGTACAACCCGATGTTGCTGAACGCATATCCCGCATACGCGATCGACAGGCCGACCTTGCCACGCGCAGCCAGGTCCAACGCCACGAATAAATAAATCACGCCGCACAACGCAATTAGGTGGGGGGACATTTCAGCCTCCGATCACTCGCAGTGTACGCGCCTTGCCCGGACGCCAAATAACAACCCCGTCCCGGCGAAGCCGCTCAAGCTTCTGCTGGACGTCACCGACGTGTGTACCAGTTTCGGTGCACAGTTCACGCACCGTCGGCGGCAGGCCGTCGCCGGCGGCCGTCAGCCGCAGGATCGCGTCGACGAGCTCACGCTGCTTGGCCGTGGTGCCGGCCGACTTGGCCGCGGGGATCTGCTGCAGGGTGTTCATGCTGTTGCCTCTTGTTGTGCTCGAAACTTGCTGCCCCTCGTGGCATCCGTGAACTCGCCGCCCAATAGACGGGCGACGAATGACCCGCGGTCAGGATCTCGACCGCAGAACTGGCGAAGGGTGGGGGGTGTTTTGAATCCCGCACACGCCCCCTTCTTGATTTCGGGGATCGCGTTCAGTGCGTCGACAAGCCACCCAGGCTCGACCAGGCGGGCGAGAGCCTCGGCAGGTGGCTCAGATGACCTCCACTGCCGCTTCTCGCCCCAGGCGGCGTTCCACGCGTCCCTCAGCGTGCTCCAAGCCTGCCCTGTTTTCTCATCCAAACCAGCCGGAGGCGAAGGAGGAGGAGGAGGAGAATAAGACATGGTCATGGAAGCATCGCTGGAGCATGTGCGGTCGCATATGCCATCGCATATGCGATCGCATTCCGAATCTTCGTTTTCAGCCGAGTTATCAACATTGGCCTCCCCGGCGACCGGCCCGCTGAATGCTTTTGCCGGAGCCACTTCGGTCCCCCTGCCGGCCCATCTCGCGGAGGCAGACTGACGAGCCCGCTCGCTCCGTTCGTGGGACAGGTGCCGCTCGTGCTCAAGGCGGACATTCCGTCGCCGGCCGCCCAGGCCGACGGGGAACTTCGATTCAATCGTCTTCCAGCATTTCGATACCCCTGGTGAGATCAGTTCGAGACGCTTCATGTCGTTGGGCAGCCCGTCCTGCTCCCACTGAGCGATTAGTAGCGTCGCGTAATGGCCGCGCTCCTCCGCAGACCACCCAAGGGTGGAGGCGAGAAAGTCGCGGCCGAAGAAGGGGAACCAGCTACTCATCAGGCAAGCCCTCGCTCGTGGACGTCGCTAGTCGGCCAGTACCAAATGTGCTCGTGCTCTCGCTTCTCAACAAATACGCCGTCTATCTCGACGCCGTGCTTGACGGCCCAGGGATGCGTGGAGATTGCGTCACTGCTCTGCTCCATCTGGTCTTGTGCGTGGTGGTAATCAACCGCAAACCACTCGCCTGTCATGCGGAAGCTGCTTAGTTGCCTGTGGATGTGGTGCTCGACAAGGTGAGCAACTGACGCAACCTCGTAACGTGCGCCGGACCAGCAACGCACAGAAAACAAAAGCTGCAATGGGTGTGCGTTGCCAACTTGAAGACACTTCATTCGCCTGGCAATGTCCTTTGCCACGCCGAACTTCATGTTTCCAGTGCCGTCACTGATGCAGTAAACGTCGCAGGTCCAGATTGTTTCACCGGCCATCCGTGGCCCTCCATTCGTTCTCCAGCAATCCACCCGCATTACGCACCTCTTCCCCGGTGCACGTCGCGAGCCCGTCGTGCCGCAGATCGTTCAGCCGCTTGTTCACCTCATGCGGCACCAGCCCGCACCTGGCCGCGATCTCTGTCTGCCCGGCAGGCCCGAGCCGCAGAGCCTCGAGCACCTTCCACTTCTTGCCGGTGCGATTGATCTTGGCCGCTGCGTGAGAGGTGGGGGGGTCTGATTTCCTAGCCAGCACCTTCGGATCTCGGTACTCCATCCGCGCCGCCGAGAACAACGGCCCGAAGTCGACGGTGGTTGAATAGTAATCGCTCACCATTCACCTCCGTACTTGTGGGCCATCCTGTTGCTCCACTCGTCCTGCCCGGCCTGGCTGTACCGTCCGACGCACCGCGCGAACGCAGGGTGCACAGGCGGCATCGCAGGTGCCGGCGCCTCCGGCGTCACCGGCTCCGGCTTTTCCGCCATAATCCTGTCCAGGTCCGCCTCTAGCCGGTTCCGCCGGCGGCGGGCCTCCATGCGATCCTCATCCGGTTCGATGTCATCCATGACAGTGCTCCTGGTTAAAACGGGACGTCGTCTGCACCACCACCACCGGCCACAAACTCCGCCTTCGCCTTCTGTGCGAGCGTCTTTCTGGCCGGGGCCTGACGGATCTCCTTCGGCAGCGGCGCCGGGCCTGGCTTCCAAGCCACTACCTTCACGAACTCGTTGCCGGCCTTGCTGAGGGCCAGCACCGTCTCGACCGTGGCCATCTGCCCCTTGAGTTCGCGTTCGTCCCACTCGCCCCGAGGAGGGTCGACGCGAGCCGCCCGGCACAGCTGCTCGACGCGGCCGCGCTGGTGGCACGGGATCGACTCCCAAAACGGCTTGTACTTCGCCGACACCTCGAGCTTCACGGCGAGCACCTTGCCCTCCGGGTTGCGGTCGCTCTTGGCCCAGTCCTTGTTCTGGATGCCCGCCCACTTGATCTCGGCCACGTGCGTCCCGTCGGGCACGAAGCCCTGCGGTTCACCGGATTCACCAGCCTCAAAATCGTCGTCGCCAAATTCGTCCCAATTCACGACTGCACCTCCGGTTCGTGTGTCCTGTTGCCAACCCGCACGATGCGGTTGGCGTCACCGTTCATCAGTTCCTCGATCTGATCCTTGGCCTTGTCGAACGCGAGATCTCCAGACTCATATGCACGCGTAACGGCGGCGATCCGCCGCATGAGCTCGGCACGCTGGTCGTGCCTCACCTTCCACGGCGGGTTGTCAGTCCACGACATTGGCGACCTCCTCCTTGAGTTGTGAAACCATCGCAATCCGTTCCCCGATCCACCGCATGACAGGCACTGCCATTGAGTTGCCAAGAGCCTTGTAGCGAGGACCGTCTGCGGCTGGCTTGTTGCGGTAGGTGACAAGCGTGTAGTCGTCCGGGAAACCTTGCAGACGCTCGCACTCGCGGGGCGTGAGGCGGCGGACGACCATGCCAACTAGCGCTTGAGGAATCTCATCCCCCGTGGCACTTCGCCCTTTCCTGAGCGTGTGCGTAACTTCGGCGCACGCTTGGTTGTATGCGTCAAACGCAACAGCAGGCACGGCATCTCCAAATGTCCCATTTGGATTCCTGAGCGTATGCGTCACATCGGAGAATGATTGGTTGTACGTGTCGAACGCTACTGCCTGGCCCCGCTCAGACACCGTATAGGCCGGATCTCCGGCATGACCAATTCCGTGGCCAGGTGGACCACCAGATCCAGTTGCACGCCTGTTTGTTTCCTTGTCGCCGCGAGATGTTTGGCGCAGGTCAATCGGCGCTGCCACCGCCAGCGTGCAGCACCCGCCCTTCGATCCGCAAGCAATGGCATGCGTTGAGCCGTCGGTGCTGCTGATTGGGTCTTGAGTAGGGTGAAACGCAATGACACCAAAGCCCCGAGATTGCTTTTGCATGCCAGATGCCTGCAGCGATCCACACTTGCTTCCGATCATTGCACAGTTCTGAAAATCAACTGCTTGTGGTGCCGCAAGGACAACGTCATCCTGACCTCTTGATTCGCCGCACCGCTCTACGCCTCTGCCGATGCTTGTAAGGCTTGCCGTAGTTGCCCTGGTAATTCCTTTCCCCGCTTTTCCGCGCGACGGAGGATTCCCGAACACGCTTTCGCGCTCAAAAAGTACCGCTGCGGCACGACGCCAGTCTCCAGCGTGTGCGACAACGAACACACGGCGACGGCGCTGGGCGACTCCAAACCACTGAGCGTCCAAAACTCTGTAGGCGAACCCATACCCGAGTTCGCCCAACGCCCCGAGGAAGGTGCCAAAATCCCGTCCTTTGCCGCTACTGAGGACGCCCGGGACGTTTTCCCAAACGATCCATTCGGGCTTGAGGACAGAAGCAAGCTGGACGAATCGGAGGGCCAAGTTGCCACGCGGGTCGTCCAAGCCGCCTCGCAGTCCTGCAACTGAGAAGGATTGGCACGGGGTTCCTCCGACCAGAAGCTCAACTGGGCCGAGCTCATCAAGCATCTCCTCTGTGATCTTGGTCATGTCGCCCACGTTCTTGAAAGCAAAGTGGTGATCCACGACCGTTGCCGGAAACGGTTCGATCTCGCTCGTCCATGCGCACTCCCAGCCCAGATGCCGCCAGGCGACATGAGCCGCTCCGATGCCGTCGCAAACGCTTGCGTACCTCACGCCACGACCTCCTTTGGTTCAGCGGCGTTACGCTTCGCAATCTCGGCGTCGAGCTTTGCCCGCCTCTCCGGCGTCAGGTCGCCGGAGGCAACGGCAGCGTCAGCCTCGTCGCAGATGGCCTCAAATTCCGCCACCGTCTTTGCGGCCCTGACACGGTCGAGCCACCCCGCGGCCTTCGGCTTCGCCGCGGCCGCACCGAAAATCCCGGCCAGCTGGCCGATCTCCATCGGCATCTCGGCCGGCAGGTCGAACCGGTTCTTCGCGTCCCACGCCGCGCTGTGCTCGGCGTGCATCACGCGATCCTTCCCGCCGGTGGCCTTCAGCCGGCCGTCGCTGCCCTCGACCAGCTTCGTGCGGTAGTTGCAAAACAGCAGCAGATCGCACCACTCGCGGAGCAGCGGCGCCGACTGCTTGGTCAGCTTGAGCTCATAGCGGTCGAAGCCGTCGGTCTGATCCGGGGGGGAGGTCCTTTTCACCGTCGAGTGAGCCACGAACACCACGTTGATGCCCTGGCCGATCAGCACGTCGCACGACGCGAGGAACCGGGTCCAGTGCTCGGCCACCATCGTGTAGCCCTTGCCGAACCCGAAATCCTCGATCGATTTCTTTCCGCTCGTCTTGAGCAACCACTCGATCAGCAGCTTCTCCGACCAGTCGGCCGAGTCGATCACGATCGTCTTGAATCCCTGAGCGTTCACTGCGAGCTCAGTGAGCGCGAGCGTGAGGCTCTTCCAGTCGTGGATGGACGCACGGGCCACGTCGATGTGGTTCGTGCCGTCCTCCGTGTCGAGCACTAGGGGGGCTGGAAACTGCGTCGCAAGCGTCGTCTTCCCGATGCCCTCGATGCCGTAAATCGTCCCGCGAACCGCCGCCTGGCGGCGGCCGCGTGTGATCTGCAAAACTCCGCTCATGTCGAGCTCCTTTCGTCATTGCGAACAATGCGTGCAGCCTCGGCCAGCGCCGTCCTGAGCGCCAGAACATCACCGGGCTCCACGCGGTACAGCCCACGATCCAACTGCTCCATGCCGGCGACCAGCACGCGAGCCATACGAAACACCCTGCCCATCGCGGCACCGCGGTCACAATTCCGCTGCGACCTCGACCTGGCTGCACGGTCAGGCATGAAATTCGTCGCCATCTGCATCAACTCCTTTCGGTTTCTTCTGAATCACCCACGGATCCATCCGCTCGAGCAACTCGTGCCTCAGCACCGTCACGCCCTGTGGGGCTTTGACGCCGAGCTTCACGCGTCCTCTCTCGATCGAGGTGACCATCACCTCGATGTCGAGTCCTTCAAACACAATCGCTTCATCAACTTTCCGAGAAAGAATCAGCATCCGCGTCGCTCCTTCTTGGCCGCGAGCGCGGCGATACGCGCGAGCGTGTCGGCACCAGCGAGCACCTCGCCGAGCCCGTCACGCCACGCGGTGAGTTCATCGATGGCGGCGCCGATGACGTCATACGCCACCATGCGGTCGCCTGCCTTGATGCGGCCGTCGATGTCCACATCTTCGGCCTCGTCGACCGTGCAGTCGCCGGTGAGGTTCACGCACAGCGAGAGCCTGTCGGCCATCAGCAGGGCTGATCCGCTGGCGCCGCGGATCAGTGCGTCCCGAGGATCGCTTCTGCCAGTGCCGCGTAGTGCTCCTGCACCACCCACTCCTCGCGGCCCTGGTTGAGCCTCCACTCCGGCCAATCCTTCCGAATGAGCTCGCACAGACGAGCGATCTCTGCCGGGCATGGGTCGTCGGGCCTTGTTGTTCCGCCGCCCCGTCGCCCGCGGTTTTGCGGCAGTCCGTTGTCGTCCGTGATCACGTGAGCCTCCTCGAGTTGCGGAGGTTGTCGGTTTGCGTCGCTTTGTCGGCATCCGTTGCCTCCTAGTGATAAAGACCCGCTCGGCGTCGTGCTCTGCGGGATCCGTGCTTCCTTGCAATGCCGGCTCCGCCGGCTTCCTTCCGCCCAACGTCTCCGACGTCGAGCGGTCCTGTTCGTTCGTGGGGGTCAGTCCTGTTCGTGTGGGGCGCAGTGTACGAGTGTTCAGTTATCCGTCAAGCGATTTTGTGCGAGCGCAAACTGCTGAAAAACAAGGACAAAAAGACTTCTAGAAATTTTCCCGCTAAGACGTGCCCAACCGTGCCAAGCAATGATTGTCCGATCTCGTGCAAACCTATGCAGAAAAAAACTTTCCAATCAAAGCGATCAGAAAGTCCAACACGCCAGCAATCGTTTGAGCGGCCTGCGTGTCGCTGCCAATCTCTTGGCCAAAACGCACAAGCACCAAACATCGCATGGCTTCGTTCCATCGAATGCGAGAGATCATTGACAACTCCTTGTCGTTGACGCGGGGAACATTACACAAGATCGTGCAAACCTGTCAACAACAATCACAAAAAAACTTGAACATGTGAAACAGGCAGCTATTTGCTGCCTCGAGGCCGGCCGCCCTTTGACGGATCGTGCTCACGCGCGTCGCGATCCTTAAACTCGCGAACGCTCTTGGCCGAGAAGACCCAGCTGCCCTTGCCGTTGGCTAGACGCTTTCCGACAAGTCTCCCGGATTCAGCCCAGCGCCTGACGGTTGCCGTATCGACGTCAAACATCTTGGCGACCCTGTGCGTGTCGAACACGTCGTCGTCTTCTGTTTTTGCCATGAATGCATACTACGGCCGCAAATCGGCCGGTGAAAATGCGATGGATGCGCAAAAGTTGACACTTCGAACGCCGCCCCCGTAGGGTTGAGGCAGCCGGGAATTGTCGAGCGGAGGGCATGCAGGTGTACAAACGAACACCTGTATGGTATCTTCGGCATTCCACGGCATGGAGGCCGGTCTGATCGCGGCTGCGTTCAGCGGCAGTTGGCATGGATGTGTGCCCCAGCCGTTGCTGAGGTGCGCCGATGACGATTCGCGAATTGCTCCTGGACAGATACGCCCCGCTTCACATGCTCTCGGACCGGACCGTCGAGCTCTACCGGCACACGCTTGACAGGTTCCGCGACTACCTCGCGACGGTGCCCGGCAGGATTGACCCTGAGCCCACGCTTGACGACCTTGACGACATAGTCGTCAGCAAGTTTCTGCGGTGGCGTGAGATCACTCCGCACCGCGGGAAGATCGCTGCCCGCAATAGCGTCCTCAAGGATCGCACGCAGTTGGTCGCCGTCTGGGCTTATGCAAGCAAGAAGAAACTCAAGAACAGCCGCGGAGAGCACGTTGAGTGGCCATCGCTGCCACCGTACCGTGCGATTGAGCGCGTGCCGCGTGCATACACGGCCGATGATGTGGCTCGGCTTATCCGTTCCGCGAAGACTCGCAGCGACAAGTACAAGGGCACGATCGCCGGCGTGCCGAACGCGTGGTGGTGGTCGACACAAATCTACGTGTCGTGGCTGACGGCCGAGCGTCTGGGCGCGATGCTGGCCCTGCGGTGGGAGCAGATCGACCTCGATGGGATGCAGATCACGTTTTTGGGACAGACGAGAAAAGGGAAGACGCGTGACATTGTGCGTCCTATCAACCGGCAGGCGGCCGACATGCTGGCCGCAGGGCAACGCCGCCCGGATGACATTGTCTGGCCGTGGGATCGTAGGCCGACCTCAATCTGGACGAGCCTGCGGCACCTATGCAACCGTGCCGGAGTCACCTACAGGGGCTTCCACGGTTTTCGAAAAGCGAGCATCAGCTACTACCATGCGGCGGGGGGTGATGCCACTCGTCTCGCTGATCACGATAGGCAGTCGACGACGCGAAAGAGCTATTTCGATCCAAATATCGTGAACGACGGCCCGCGTGCTCCGGACCTGCTGCCACCGCTCGACCTCGGCGAGGAAGATCCGCCGGAACGGCCGGCTGCGTGAGCGCACGTCCGTTCACTTCACCGCATAAACCCACAGGCATAGGATCGCCTCACCCAGAAGGAGGGATCGTATGTACTATCAGCAAAGACCAGATCCGATCGCTGCTTTTGTCAGCGGCGTCGCTCAGGTAACGATCGGCGTGTTCGTTGGCGGACTGCTTGCCGCGTTTGCGTTCAAGACGATCGTCACATGGGAGGCCAAGCAGGCCATGAAGGAAGCCGCGAAAGAAATTCGCAAAGCAGCGCAGGAACTCAAGTCGGTTCCGCGATCTTCCGAGTGAGCACCTTGAGGTTCACGCGGAACTCAGGCTCGCGGAACCAGATTTCGAGCAGCACTAGCCAGCACGCGTTTGCCGCCTTCGCCAGGACCAGGTCCCAGTCCGGAGAGATCCCGTTCCGGGCCTCCCACTGCTCGCGGACCTGGGCGTGCAGCAGCTTGCCGACGTGCACCAGGTCGGCGTGGTTGCGGCCGCCTGAGCGGGCAATGATCCGCAGGTGCTCGTGCGGCCAGTGCCGGATGACCAGCCGCATGATCGCGCCCATGCGTTCGCGGCCGACGTCGTCGGCCATCCGGCCGGCCATGCCGGCCACCTGCTCCGTAAGTCGCTCCAGGGGCTCCACGATCACCTCTTAGGGCAGGTCCCTGTCGGGCAGGCTTTGCACCGGCACGCCCACCGGCTGCCGTCAGGACGCACCGTGTAGCCCTTGCCGCAGCAGTCGGGGCAGACGGCCGGGGCCGCCGGCTTCGCCTCTTCGCGAGGCGGGGCAGGAGGCTCGGCTGCCAGCGACGCATACGCCACGTTCACGGCACCGGCGGCTCGGGCACGCTCGTGCTCAAGCAGCTGCGGATCGGCAGAGGTGGCAGTCAGCACGTAGAGAATCCAGTGCCAGAGAGCGTTCATCACCACACCTCGTTCCTGAGTTGCTGGTGGCCGTCTGGGCCGAGGACCGCGTGAGCGAGATGAACCTCATCGGAATCCTGCGGGGCCGGCTCGGCGAACAGGAGGGCCGTCAGGCCGAACCGGGCAGCCACGCCGGCCACCCGGGCGAGGAACCGCAGGACGGGCCTTTCGGGCCGCGGCGGCGTCGGACGCAGCGGCGACTCTGGAGCGGTCGCCAGCCACCAGGTGAGAGCCACAGCGATCACGCCGGCAACGACAAGTTTCTTCTGCGAGTCAGGCATTCGTTTCGCTCCAGATGCGGTGCAGATACAACACGGCAACAGCCCCGATGATTGACCCGACGAAGCCGGCCGGGCCGGTGCCGAACGGCAGTCCGCCAGCGATGCTGCCGACCACGCCCACGGCGATCGTCGGCAGCCAGCCGGCGGGGATCTTCGACGGCAGGAGCGACCGGGCGATGCCGCCCACGATCGCACCGAAAACTGCCCACAGGATCAGACTCATAGTGCCAGCCCCCATTCAGCGTTTTGCAGATCACGCCACTCGTAGCTTGTGCCGATTGCCCATGAGTCGCCCTGCTGCAGGGCGGCCTCGACGTCTGGACGCGACGCCCAAAAGCTGCCGTCGGGCTGGTCCGCAGGCCACTTCGGGCCTCCCACCCACTTCACAAACCAGCTGTTTTGGATGAGCGCACCGTCGCGGCCGCCGCCGTTGTCTTTGTGCCGCACGGCCCACACCAGCATGGCATGGCCCCACGAGGTGCCGCGGCTCAGGAAACCGTCAGCATCACGCGTGCGTGGCGTCGGGCCGTACCCAACCTGTGAGCAGATGGCCACAGGCGTGCCACGCTCGACGGCTGCACAGAGTTCCTGCCACGTTTGGACCTGCACGCACTTCGCACGACGCTTCGCCGCCTCGCGGCCGAGCTCGAGCGGCACACCGTCACGCCCCCATAACCTGGACGTGGCGATCGAATAGGCGCGGAGGTCGAACGGCCCGTACTGCGTGCGATACAGCACGCCACCGATCGTCTTGTCCTTGCAGTTTCCTGTGAGCCAACGGGCGGCGGCGCCGCCATAGCTTCCATCACCACCGTAATTTCGCTCCATAGGAGGCAGGCGCGCCTGCGTGCGGCTTCCGCCGTAAATCGGCTCAGTCGCACATTCAAGCGGTGGCTCGCGAGTCTTGCCAGCGACGTGGTCCACGCATTCGGCCGCGTATTCTCCCAGCCCGAAAGCAAAGCTCACGCAGCTTCCGTGATCCCCCTGGTTCCAGCACTGCCACGGCTTCCCGTAGCGTTTCTGATGCGAGACGTTGACGGCTCTGTAGAGAAACGTGTCTCTCCCCGTAGCGTTCTTCATCGCGTCGGCACCGGCCTCGGCAAACGTCGGCTCGTTGAGCTCGCGAAGGAACTGCCGAACGCCCTCCGGGTTTGGGGTGTAGCCGAACGATGAGTCGACGCGACGCAGCAGTCGGTGCGTGTAGTGGTCGACGACCGCGCCGATGAGGGCGGCCAGCGCCACGAATGCAATCGCGCTCCATGTCCACATGGCCCGACGATAGGTCATCAGTCAGCCTCCTCGCCGATCCGCCGCAATCTCGGAAGCACACGCGGCAGCACGGGGCCGGGGCCGTCGTCGTGCCGGCACTCACACGGCTTGATCTCTTCGCGAATCGCCTTGAGCTCGGCGTGAATCATGCCGAGCCACAGCGGGCAGGCAACGGCGGACAACGCCACGAGGATCACTGCGGCCAGGTTCGCCGCGTAGAACGAGTTGTCGATCAGTTCCCACAGGAAGTCGGAAAGCTTCATCTCACGGACTCCTCGGCCGCGGTGGCCAGCGAGCGGTAAGCCTCAACCCACTTTGCTCGAGCAGCTGCGTCAAGCGGGCCGCCCGACGTGCCGGCCACCTCGTCGAGGTATTTGCCGGCGGCCGCCACGGCATGCGGTTGCTCCTGCGTCAGTCGGCGGGGCAGGAACCGCCCCTCGGCCGCCGCCACCCGCACGTCTTCGATCTGCACGCCCGTGGTGATCCTTGGCTGTTGTTGGGCACCGTCGCTCTCCAGGGCTTCGGCGATGCCGTGGCAGAGGCCGGCGAACGCGGCTGCGTCTTCGGCTGCCTGCGGCCCGATCCATTTCCCACGGAGCGAGAACTCGCCGCCCGGGGCCGGCGTCGGCTGCGGGCCGTACTCAACGTAGGCCGCAAACGCAGCGCCGGCGAGCAGGACGGCCGCGACGATAATCTTCTCTCGACTCATTTCTTGCTCCCATGCAGGAGGTCGAGCCACAGGACGTCGACGGCCTTCGCGGAGTCCTCGTCGAGGGCGTCGGTTGCCGCGAGCCGGTCGCGAACCTCGAGCAGACTGTCGATCGCGTCGCGGGCCGCCGGGGCGGGGGCTGGTGCGGATGCAGGTGCGGCCGTTGTCCGTAACAAATCCTCAACCGTCGGCAGGGAATTCGTAACACCCTTCGGCCAGAACAGAAACGCGAGAGCGACGGCAACCAGCAGCAGCGTGATCATGCAGACCTCGTGATCGGGATGAGGGATTCGACGGCGCCGGACGCGATCGCGAGCACGAGCGTCCGCGTGGCAGGGCGGATGATGGACCAAAATGGGTACATGGTCAGCGGCACGCAGCGGTCGGCCACCGAGTCGAAAAGCGACGCGACGGCCGTGAGCACCAGCGACTTCTTCTCAGGGCCTGACAGGCCGGAAATGTGGTCGAGGCCGGCGACGGCTTGGTAGAGCAGATCGACGAGCATCTGGCCGAACCGCTGCCACGTCATGCCAGACGCTGCCTGCGCGCGTGCGGACGCCAGAAACGCGGTGATCTGCGTCACCGTGGTGTGCAGGTTTTCGGTGGCCGCGACCATTAGGCATTGTCCGAGTAGGAGCCGACGCCAGCGATGGCTATGTCGAACGTAACGCTCCCGCCAGACGGGTTCGCGATGTAGAGCGTCTTATTGCCGGCAGAGATGGCGACGCCGTCCTGATAGTCGGTCCATCGATAGCTGCCGCCGCGGTTGATGCGGGCCGCGTAGCCGGTCGTGTCGGCCTGCGAGATCACCCCGTAAAGCAGGTAGCGGTTGGCCGCCGTCTCGTTGTTAACAACGATCACGTCGCGGAGCGTCGCGACCGTCACTTTTCCTTGGTAGCCAAAGGCCGACGCCGACAGGTTTGTCAGGTCCAGCGAATAGACCTGGCCTGCTGGCAGCGTCACCTCGGTGGCCCACGCCACGTTGGCCTGCCCGGCACCGGTGCCGTTGGCAACGGTCTGCGTCGACCGCACTTCGACGTCGCCCGTGACGCTACCGACCAGCTGCGTGTCGGCCAGCGAAAACGTGAGCCTAGTGTTGCCGGTGAGAGTGAGCGTGGGCATCGGCTACCTCTGAATCTTGCTGTGGTCGACGTTAAATCCGATGCGGCAGGCCCAGCAGCGGCAGGTGTTTTCTGCGGTCGCCGGCCGGGAGGTGATCACGCCGATCCCGGCCCTGCGGAGCGGCTGGTAGTGCACGTGCTCCTCACTGGGCGGAGCCAGCGGTTCGCGGCCGTTTGGCCCGTGCCGGAACAGCGTGTCGGCAAGTCGAGTGTGTTCTGACTTCACATGCTGCTCCTACCGTCATTGTACCTTTGTTCAGGTGGGCGGCGTGCAGCCCGGGCCGCGGAGTTTGCCGTCGTTCAGGTGCGGCCAGAGCTCGTGAGAGTGGCATGCCGCAAGCAGGTTCCAGGCTGCATGCCCGAGGTGCGGCTCGCTGCGGTCGCCGGCGAGGAACTGGTAGACGTGGGCGATCGCGTGGTTGAGCAGGTCGTGCACTGGCATGCCACGCTCCCAGTTAAAGTCGCTGTACTTCTCAGCACCTTCCGCACACGCTCGAGCTACCTCGCGAATGCCCACTGGCGAGACGAGGTCGTAGCGGAACTCCTCAAACGTGCTCGACCGCACGGCCCCTGTTCCGAACTTCGCCGTGGTGCCTGGCTGCGGCGTCACCGCAGCCTCGTTCAAGGCAGACGCATCTCCAAACACCCTGGATTCCAGAGGGTCTGCTGCATACGGATCGCGGAGACGCTCGTGGAGCTCACGCTGCCTCTCCCTCACGCCGGCCCATGCAGCCTCCAGCTGCTCATGATCAATGCCTGAGACGTTGATCGCGTCTTCAAACACGGCCTCCGGCACCGGCTCGGCCGGCGTCAGCGTGCAGTCGGCGTATCCTTCTGGAAGGTTGAGGGCAGGGGGGGCGTGGCATTTCCCACCGTCGCAGCAACCGCTCCGTGCTTCAATGGCGGCCCGCATGGCCGCGTTGTCCTGCTCCAGTTCAGCGATCGTGCTCATCATCTGCTCCCGTTCCTTGAGAACCCTGGCCACGTCGGCCGCCAGCGCCCCGCTGGTGCCTGTCCATTGGCCCTGAAACCGATACGCCCGCCGGCGGGCTTCCGCGATGTATTCGTCCGTGAGTCTCACGACGTCCGCACCACGCCGTCCTTCGTGATCCGCATGTTCTGAACGTCGAAGCTGCCGTCGGCGTGCACCTCGACAGTGGCAAAGCCGTGGTTGTATTTGTTGAGTCGTGCGTACTCAGGACGCAGGTCGGCGAGGCAGCCTGTCGACCAGCAGAATATTTCGTTGCCCCACATATCCGGTTCGCAGTGGCCCGAGGTGCGGTGGCCGTGGCCCTCAAGCACCGTGTGGCAAAGCCGCATGAAGGCACCGCGGGCCTGGTTTACCGGGGCCGTCATCCCATTGCCCTTCTCATGGCCGTGGAGCACTGGCAGTTTTCCGAGCATCACGGGCAGCTGGTCGCCGACCATCGCGATGTCATAGAGGTTGCAGTGCAGCCAGACCTCCAAACACATCTCCGGCTGGAGCGATAGCTCTGCGGCATGCTGCCATAGCCAGTGCTGATAACGCTCCTCATGGTTGCCCTGCTTGTAGACCATCTTCACGCTTGGGAACTCGCTTCGCAGCCACTTGAGCAGCTGCCTCACCTGAGCGAGCTCGGCACCAAAATCCCTGTTGGCAGGGTTCTTCACGTACCTACTGATTGAGTAAAAGTCCGCGATGTCTCCGTTGAGAAGCAGACCTACGATCTGCTTCTGCTTTAGATGCTCGACCGCGGCACGCAGGGCCACCTCGGAGTGGTACGGCACGTGGATGTCCGAGAGCACGCCCCACAGGCCTGGCAGTTTCGGATCGTATGGCTCCCACTTCGCTGCCCGGCTGGTTGGCATGGTCACGCCTTCTCCAGGCGAGCGTGACGGCCGCTGAAGGCCGGTGCTGCGTCGGCGACTCTTCTCTCCGCCCTGCCCCAGTATCTTGCGAATCCTAGTGCGAGCCGTTTCCAGCGTGATGGCACCGTTTGCCGCCTCAACAAGTCGCCTGGCAAGCGAGCGTGCTGGATGCTGCGGATATTCCGCGATGATCTGTCGGGCCATGCGCGCGATGTCGTCTGGCGGTTTCGGCATCGGTCCTCCTGTTAGGGGGCGTAAAGGCAGTGTGCCAGAACCGGAATGGTGTGCAATAGCAGCGCGGAAGGCTTACCTTGCGTCTGCCTTGCCCCATTTGCCTGCCGGGCACTCCTGATCCGCCCAACTCAGCTTTGACACGTAGCCAGCCACCCTCGCCACGGGGCAGCCGCACAGGTTGCAGGCGTTGTCCTTGAGGTGCTCACACGTCAGACAGATGTCATGACGGCGGATGATCTCTGCGTCACTCGCCATCGGCATCCCGGCGGCGACGTGCGAGACGGCGGCAGATGCGAAGTTTCTTACTTTGGTGAGGAACGATGGAGCATCGGTGCGTGCGAGGTCGAGGGAGTCGGAGAGTGCCTTTACGGACTCCTCGCCAACAAACACGCCGACGCAATTCCTCGGAACTCCGGGCCACTTTGTGGCAATGCCGCACACGGAGCAGACGAATGTATTGCTGCCAAAAACGCAGTCCACGGGAGTTTCCTAGAAATACTCATACTCTCCAGACGCATCAACGACGCTGACGGTCCCCATATTGAAATACTTGTAGATTTTTCCGAACCCACCTTGAGGACCATCGCCAATGACCATCCTCAAATAGCCCCACACTGTGGCAGTAAGGCCGACATAGCAAAGCGGGCCAGCGTGGGCCGAGGTCATCACGGGCGGCGACGGCTGGTAAACGACTGGGTCAATAATATCGCTGTCGTAAAGTGGCGTTTGCACGCCACCAAAAGCAGCGCGTGAATAAACGCTTACGCCGTTACAGGCCGTAACCGGAGAGCTTGATTTAACCCAGCCACTAGCGTAATAGCTCCAAGTCGTAGAGGTGTTTCTTGAAACTGCGAAGTGCATCCCGACGCCTTCCAGATCAAAATAGCTCCCGCCTGGCGACACATAGTCGTAAACGCCGCAGTCAAATGGAACCTCAGTGTTGCTACGAGGGCCGCACGACACGGTGCCTGACTTCGATGTTGCAACGACCTGCCCTGATGCCGATCCGCCAGGGATCATGCCGCCACATATAGCGTTATAGTAATCAGGCCACTGAAGGTCATACTGCAACAGGAGCGAACACGGCACTGTGCCCGAGCAAAAGCTGCGGCACCTGCACCCCTTGTCGCATCCTCGCGGGAGAGGGGTTGCTGACGTTATTTTGCGGCCTCCCGACCAGAACATTGAGCGAACATCGTCAACTCCGCTCGCCTGTCGCTCTGTCAAATCAAGGCATACTGGACTGACGATTCCGTCGTATTGATTTACCGGGCCGGTCTGATACGCCTCTAGCACGCAATACTTGCCAGTGCACGGATTCGGGCTGCACGTCGTTCCCACGCCCTTGAACACCTTGCCCGCGCCCTGGCACTGACACTGCGGCTTGACCGTGCACGTCGTCCCATCGCAGCACGCGCCCTCTTTGCAGGCTTGCAGGCAGTCGGCCTCGGTGGCGTAGGACGTGCGACCTGTGGTCGTGACGCCGGAAAGCAGCGATGTGGATTGGTAGCACGCCATGGTCACGTTGCCGTCGTTGTGATGACAATATCGCAAAGCCACGAACGCGATGTTTCAAAAAGCTCCGCGCACAAAACAGAATTGATTCGAGTGCTGAAACCGGCTGGAGAAAACGGAACTGTCGTAACAAAAAACAATCCTGCGTTTCCTGTGTAACCAGCGACGTTTAGTCGTCCAGCATAGTAGCCGCTAAAAATTGCCAACGACGCATCAAGCGATATTTTCATCGTGCATTCAAAGCCAGGCACTAACATGGCAAGAGAATCCAGCGGTCCTCCCGTAACGCCTGCAATGAGTGATGCAGTCACAGTTTGCGAATAACCGTAAAGGATGTAGCACGAACGCTCGCAATGCAGGCTGAGTTTGTATTCATCCCCTTTTTCGTAAACAAAAGTATCTGACGACGAGCCAGCATTAGTTCGTACAACGCCCGAAGGCCAATGATCCAAGCTAAGATCTGGAGACGTTGGAGCAATCAGAGGGACCGGAAACGAAACGCCACCTAAGTCGTCCAGAAACGGCTTGCCAGCGTCTGTTTTTGCAAGAGGCGTTATGCCGACCGGGGTTGCGTTTTCAATCGCAACAGAAACGGTCAAGTTGTGCTTAAAAACTTCTTGGCACACGTTGTCGCAATACCACCCGCCACAGCAGTTGCAGTCCTCGGCCACCTTGCCGTCCTTGACGATGAGCCAGCCGTTTTTGGTGGCGAGGTTCGTCATGTGCAGGCCGTTGTGGAGACCCACGCTAGGCCACCGTCTGCGGCGTGCGTGATCACTTGCTGTTTTGTTGAGTCGTATCCTGTCAGGCTGTGCCAGTCCCAGCCGACTAGCACCCACTCGTTTGCAACATATGCGATGAGGCAAGCGGAACCGGAAAGCGTGGCGATGTAGTTCTTCGCCGTGTGCGTCGCACCCGACACCACGGCATCAGTGACGGTTGTCGTGTTGCCTTTTGTCCACGTTCCAGAGAACGTGCCGCGAATGATGCCAGCCTGCATCCGAATCAGCGCCCAGTTGGAATCCTTCCACAGAACATGAGCGCCAGATGCCTTGCCAAGATCGGACGCCTTCAATTGCACCACGCCACCAACCGCCACCCGACCGATCTCGCCAGACGGTATCGGCTCTACAGCCACGCACCAGGCCGTTGTCGTGTCGCTTGGCGTGCCGCCGGCCACGACCGGCAGCTGCTCAAACTGGCCTGTGGCGTTGTCGCTGCTGCCTGGGACGATTTCCATGCCAGTGATCGCGAGCACGCCCCAGCGTGCAACCATCGACCCGGTGTTGTTCTTCGCCATGACCCACGTGTACGGAGTCGGCTGTTCGACGGCATCCGCGCCAGCGAATCCAATGCCTGGCGAGAGCAGTCGATTGAGCCCATTCACTTGGCTTGCAGCCAAGCGGATCGGATCCCCAGGGTTTACGTGCTGGCGAGGATCCATGTGCTACCCAAAGAATGCCGTCACCGCGGCTGCGGCCGACGGCGAAGCTGGTTTTTTTCCAACCCTCTTTTTGCCAGGCGCTGAACTAGTGATCTTCAGCCCGGCCCAATCCTTGCTTTTGTAGATGTGGTTGAAGACGACACAGGCCGGGCGCTGCACTAGGAATCCGCTCCCGGTTGTGCTGGGCCGGTAGACGAACCACGCAAACTCCCACCCCTCCTTGGTCGTCGTTCCCATCGCTTTCACATAGAACTCTGGATCATTGGCGCGGCAGTTGAAATCGAAAGTCACCGTGGTATACGGCTGGTCGCCGCTCCACTGGGCTCGAGCTCCCATAAACAAAGCCTCACCTGGGGCAAAGGCGCGGAATTGATTTAGGTTCACTGTCCCTGTGAGCGTGTACACGGATTTCACGAAATCGACAGACATTCCGATCTGTGCAGGCATGATCCAGGTTTCGGAATACTTCATCGCCGGCACAACTCTGTCGATGCCCTGCACGGACGTGCCTTGGACATTAATGGCGCCACCGAAGTCTTCCGTGCCGTCGCCGCCGAAGACTCGCTCGCCGAGGCCGCTCGTGATGTGCTCGGTCGTTCCTGTCGTGTCCCATGCAATTGATCCCGGGACGAACTGAAAGTTGCTGTCGTTTTTATCGCCACCGTCATCTCCGCCGCCAGTGGCTGGCACGAGCGTGGTGTATTCGCCAGTGCACTCAAAACACTGTTTTCCTACCCCCTTAATGGCGAGGCTCTTTCGCCTCCAGTAGCCGACAGGAGACTGCCAGTAACGCGGCATGTAGTCCGCGATAGCGTCCTTGACCTCACCCATACCGCCCGGGCACTGGCCGATCAGATACCGTTTCGTGACATTCCACACCTCGCCAGACTCAAGGTCGTTCTCGACCGATCCGCTCTCACTGTCTCGTAATTCGTAGACCGTGTAGCTCATTGGAAAGCGAGCTCCGTGGTTTTCTTGTCGGCGATCTTGGTCAGCACTCCGAGCATCGACTTCGACACCTCGGTGCCGGCGTTAACCGCGGCCACGATCTCGCTGCCGATCTGTCGGAAATCAATGCCCGTCTGCGATGCGTTCATCGCAGCCTGCACTCCTTGAGCAGCGGCCACCTGCACAGCTGGTGCTCGAGGTGCGATGGCATCCATCGCGACGGCTGGGGGCGCAGCATTTTGGGAGGCCCGAAATGCGTCGAGGGCCGCAAGGTCAGACTGCACCTGCTGAAGCTCTTGAACCTTCCTCTGCCTGTCGGCCTCTGGCTCATTTAATGAATTCAGGCCCATGCCACCCATAAGCTCTTCGGCACGCTTCGCCAAGCCGCCACGCTGGCCATCGTGTAGTTCACTGACTACCTTTCCTCTCTCAACAAGCTGCTTGACTGCTTCCGCAGTAGCTTCCGTGGCATCAGCTGTTCGCTTCGCCTCGTCTTCCAAGCTGGCAAACTCAGGACCGACCTCAAGGCCAAGGCCGCTCCAGTTGCTCGCAGAGGAGATGCCTTTGTCTTTCTTGTCCTTGGTTTCGTCGGGAGGCATGAACGCCCCTGGAGGCGCGGCCGGGACCTTGGGCTTGACTGGCTGGCCCTTATTATCAACCGCCTCGGCAGGCTTTTGATCAGTCTTGCCGAACGCGCGATCCCTTGCCCTGGCTGCGTCCTTCCTGAGCTCCTTGATCGTGTCCTCAAAGCCAGCGTCGCGCCGCTTGATTTCTTCGTTGCGGCCTTGTGCTTCCTTTTCCCGCTCCTGCTTCCTCTGCTCTGCCCGAGCGTCCGCAGTTGGGGCACGCTTGCGGGCCTCCTCAACGCGTGCCTCAATTTTCTTGAGCGCGTCGCTCATTCCGTTTACCGCAAAATCCCAATCGAACGCGGCACGGAAATACACGCCAAGGTTTTCAAACGCTGACTGCATCGTGAGTATGTCCTCACCGAAGAGCCCCATGAAACGGTCGAGCCCTTCGATCAGCATGTCGCCGATAAATCGCGAGGTAGCGATCACGGTGTTTTTCACGAAGTCGAACGCTTGAGCAAACGATTGGTGCATCTGCACCAGGGCGATCGCCAGATTGACGTTCATCACCTGCCACGCGGCACCGAAATCCAGCCGCATCAGCGCCGCCATGATCGCGTCGGTTTCCTCGCGAAACGCCGGCGAGAGCGTGCGAGCGATGACCACGCCGCCGGCGATCGCCGCCCCCATCGCGGCGATCGACAGGCCAATTGGCGAGAACAGGGCCGGGATGAGCGGCAGGATGGCTTGGATGACACGGAGGCCGGTGGCGAGCCCCTGAAGGGCGATGCCGGCGGCGATTGACGCGACACCAAGGCTGAACAGGGCAGCCGTGCCTCCGGCCACCACGGCCACGAGCGTGCCGTTGCGGCCTATGAACTCACCAACCACCTTGAGCAAATTGGTGAATCCCTGAACGGCCTGCGTGGCGATCGGCCCCATCGACTCAATCAGCTGCACCTTCAGCACGCCGAACTGGGCACCTAGCTGGGCAACGGCACCACCGAATGATCCCATTACCGCGGTTGCCTTGCCGAGCGCCGTGCCGCCTGAGTTCTGGATGGTGCCGAGCACTTCGTCGAACTTGTCGCGCATCGTAGAGAGAGACAGGGCAGCGTTTGCTCCGCGAATCTCAAAGATGTCTGTGAACAGTCGGATCTTGTCGACGTTGCTCATGTTCCCGGTCTTTTTTCCGAGATCCTCAAGCACGTCCATGAACGGCCGCATGCCACCGGCAGCATCTCGCGTGCTGACTCCTAGGGCGGCAATCTTGTCTTCCTCGTTCGCAATCGATTCGATCACGCGAGCCAGGCCGGTGCCGCCGAGTGAGCCACGGAGCCCAGCATCCGCAAGTGTGGCAATCGCCGCCGACACGTCGTCGAACGATTGCCCTGCCTCCTGAGCTTTCGGGCCGACAAACGACAAAGCCTCTCCGATGGAGTCGACGCTCGTCGTCGACGCGTTGGCCGTGGCCTGCAACTTGTCGGCGATCGTGCCGAAATCGTTGGTCGTCATGCCGAACTGGGCCATCGTGCTGACTGCCACCTCGACGGCCCTGGCTAGATCCATGTTGTCGGCTGCAGCCACCGCGAGGATCGGTGAGATCGACTTCATCACACCCTCGGCGTCGAGGCCGGCTTTCGCGAGCTCGCCCATCGCAGTCGCAACCTCTTCCGGCGCCCGGCCGAACTGCACTGCGAAATTCTTGGCCGACGAATTCAGCTGCGAAAACTGCTGGCCGGTCGCCCCCGTGTTCGCCCGCACCCTCGCCATCTCCAGGCTGAACGCGGCCGCTGTGCGGGCCGCCATGACAAACGGCACCCCGAGGGCCGCCCCGCCCAGCGTCATGCTGGTGCCGGCCTGCCGCATCTGCGTGCCGAGCGTCATCAGCCTCGCCCGTATACGGCTCATGCCCTGCTGGAATTGCCCGTCGCGGGCGAAGATTTCCACGTAGGCTGAACCGGCACGAATTGCCCCTGCACTAGCCGCCATGTGGCACCTCCGGCTTCACGGGGCGGAACCCGAATGCCATGAGGATGTCTGGCGTGGCCTCCATCGGCTTCGGCTTTGGCACCTTGTAGAACGGATGGAACGTGTACATGGTCGGTGCAGGCTCGCCGCTTTCGTCGGAATGGTGGATCTGAGCCCACAGGCTCATGAGCGTCGCCGTGTGCGTCCAGTTTTCGTGCTGCCGGCCGTCGGAGAGCCAGACGAGCTCTCGGAGGGTGAAGCTCCAGGGTTCAACGCCGGCGATGCCGGCGAGATGGAACCCGAGCTCCCAGGCATCTGCAGGGCCGCCTCGAAGTCTGACTGGAGCGCCTTCTCGATCGCGGCAGCCGCAGCCGTCTCCATCTTCTTCTCCGTCTCCCGAAGCTTCTGGATCACCTTCTTCACCAGCCCCTTGCGGGGCTCTTGGAAAAAATCGGATACCTGGTCGACAAGCCGTTCGACGGCTTCCTTGAGCACGCCCCCGTCGCACGACGCAAAAAACTCCTCGTCGGCCATGTCTAGGGCCGCCAGCTGCGGCCGCACGATGGCACAGATCACCTCGAGCACCTTGATGTCGTCGGCGACCCAGCCCGAGAGCGACTCCTTGTCGAGGTTGCAGATGTCGAGCACGTTCACGCCGCACAGGTCGCGAACCCGCTTGACGGTGAGGTAGTTCACCTCCACAAGCCACTGCTTGCCGTCAAGCGTTTTGAAAGTCGCCATTAGTTGTACGGCCAGAGTTTGAGGATGATTTCGTATGCCATCACGCCGTTGAACTGGCCGGCGAGCTTGACCTTGTGCACAAGAAATTTCGCAGTCGCACCGTCCACTGCGATCGTCACCGGTGCCGGCGGGAACTGATTCCATTTCGCCATGAACCGGCGCACGTCTTCGGCGTGCCAGACCTGCAGCGTGACAGTGTTCGCTTCCGTGAGCGTGAGCTCGCCGCGGGCGGACCCGTTCCACGGCGTCACGTCTACCGTGTCGAGATCAAGATCAATGTCGAAGTCGCGGACACCGTTCAGCACGACCCCATCAGCGGTGACAGGTTGCTTCCGAGCGAGGCGGACCTTTGGCACAGGTCACCTCGGCAATTAGGATGCGTCCGCTGCCGGTGCGTATGTGATCGTGTACTCGTGGCGACCCTTCGGGCTTACCTTGTCCTTGACGTCGAGCACGACGCAGCCGACGGCGCTCATGCCGCCGACGGTGACGGGGCCGGTCTGTCCGACGGTGGCCGAGTGACTCGTAGCCGTCACCTCAACGGTCACGTCGAGAAGGCCGCATCCGACCTGCTTCTCCGTGTCGCCAAATACGGTGACGTCCACTTCGTCGCCGCTGGCGTTGAGGTCAACGTCGATGACGTTGTCAAGAGACACGCCAGGTGCCGTGATCAGTGAGTTCTTTCCAAGTTTGTATTTGGCCATTTAACCCTCAGTGCTAGATGGTGACCTGGTCGCCAGCATCAAGAGCGATGCCCGGCTTGATCGTGACGCTCACGGCTTCAGCCCCGCCGATCGGCTGCGTTCTCTTGGCACTGGTCAGAACGCCGGTGATCGCGAATGCAGTTCCACCGCTCGGCGTTACAGTAACCGTGACGGCCCTGCCGTAGGACTGCGTCGTGTCGCCGAGCACGGTGGCCTCAAGCGTGCGTGCCTGCAGGCCGGCGACGGTCCGCTTGTAGACCCCAGTGGACCCCTTGGTCGTGGCATCCACCTTCTCGCTCTCAATTGTCATGGAGACGTCTTGCACGCCCGTCAGGCCCGAAATCGTCGTGTCTTTTCCGAGCAGAATCGTGGTTGCCATAGCTTCCTCACGTTGGGTGGGCACCTATTGCCAGTATACCTGAACGGTTGATCACCCACTGCGGAAGCGGCCCTCAAACTCCTTGGGGATGCGGCCTCGGCGGATGCCCTCAAGCATGGCAGGGAACATGAACGGGCGTGCCGGGTATGGGAACGTCTTGCGGAAGCTGGTGATCTGCCAGTTGTTTCTGTTCTTCGGCCCCTTGCCGACCCGATACCACGAAATAATGCCCTTGTATCCGCGGTCATACTTCGGGATCCACGCCCACGCGGCCATCTGCTGCGTTCCGCCGTGCTCATGCAAGGCCGCAATGTAAGGAGCACCGTCCATAAACGCACCGACGACAACGGATTCAGTCGATGGATCGTATTGGTACGTTATTGATCGCCGCAGTGTGCCAAAGTGCGTGTGAGGTGGAGTTCCAGCTTGGCTCGGAGGGCGAAACTTTATTTCGTAGATGCGTTCGCGGATTTTCCGCTTCGTGCGTTCGTTGATGTCTGTCCTTGAAAGCAGTTGCCTAAGGCTGCCTGGAGCCACTCCGCGCATGACCTTCAGCTGCGGGCGTGCAAGGCCTTGCTTGATTATCGACCGTCGACTGATCTGCATCACTACAGATCCAGCACGGTACAAGCTCCAGTAGATAGCCCTGTCGAGCGTCTTCTGCACGCCCGCACGGTCAAAGAAAAAGTCGAAGTTGATCCGCATCGGTATCGTCTGGCCGGCCAGCCCGGCGCCAAGCGGATTCCGACCAGCAGGAAGGAGGATGCTCATGTTCCGGTTGGCCCCGTCGGCACCCACTTGTCCACCGGCACGGCCCACTCCACGCTGATCTGCGACATGAACACGTTGCGGGCCTCGAGCAATTCTGGATCGTAGGGAAGAGGATTGCCGACCTCTGTCCAATCGGTGAACTCCGGCAGTCCCGTCGGCCGGATGTAATTTGACCGAATAGCGTCGATGATCTCCTGGCAGAGATCCTCAAGCACCTCGATCTCGGCTTCGCTTCCGACGTGCTGGGCGACGACGATACCGCTGGTCACGTCTGCCACCTCCATGCCCTTCGTCTCTGTTTTCATCGTGTACGGCCCTGGCACCACCGACACACGCAGGTATCCGAGATCCTCCAGCCCGTAGTCTGGTTTTCGCTGCATGACGGCCGAGATGGTGCCGCCGGGCACGGTCTGCCACGTGAACGCGGACAGGGCGGCGGCCAGCTGCGTGGCGACGTTTCGAGATATGTGCGGAATGGTCGATGGCATATCAACGCTCCTGCGGGCCGGGAATGTGCGTGGTGAGCTCGAGCTCCAATCGGGCGACCGCTGCGGCCGTTTCCTGCGACGCGTGCCGCCGGAATGCCTCGCGGGCGTGCTCAAGGGCCTCCTGCTTCAGCCCGAGGCTGTAGGCCGCTGTGGCGGCCATCTCAGGGGCACGGTGCCCGTAGGCCACCGGGTCGCTGGTGTGCGTCTGGCGGTCTGGCGGGGCGAGCGACGCCCGGCGTGCCCAGTGCAGGGCACCAACGGCGTCGCCGGCATCCCAGCACGCCTCGCCGAGGGCCAGGTAGCCCTCCGGCTCGTGCGGCGACTCCTCAATCGTTCGCAGGAGCCAGTTGCCGGCCTTCTCGGGCTGCCGGCGGGCCAGCACCCGATACGCATATGCCCGCTCGCATGCGGCCCCGCCGGGGAGCGTGAGGTAGTGCTCAAACGCTTCCACGATCCCTGGCTGGTCGTGGTAGTCGAGCTCGCGTGCCAAGTACCAATTCATGCGGGCGTCGTGTGGTGCCTCGCGAACGGCCTGCTGGAGCAGCGACAGGTCACTCTTGTGCTGCTTCCCGGGCTGCCTGTGGTGCCGGATGAGCGTCTGCTCGCAGTGCGTCTGCACTTCGCCGCCGTGCCACCGTACGAGGCCCTCGTGTGTGGCCCCGGTCCATCGGTAGCCGGATCGCATGTGAATGCGGTCGCTCTTGAACCGCAGGGCGTCGCTCCACTGATACCAATAACGCAGCTTCGTCGTCTCAGGCTTCCACGCCGCCTCCAGGGCGTCCCGCCAGCCAGGCTCAAGCACCTCGTCGAGGTCCAGCCGGATCGCCACGTCAACGTGGCTCGGCAGATGCTGCATGGAGAGATTGTGGGCGTCGTCCCATCTCCACGGGACGACGTTGCCGCGGGCCACCGTCACGCTCTCGGCCTCGAGCAGTTGCACTGTGTCGTCGGTTGATCCGGTGTCGGTGACGACCCGCACGTCGGCGTCGCGACACGACGCCTCCCACGCCGCGACGTTTCCGGCCTCGTTCTTCGCGAGTGCGTAGATGCCGACGATCATCAATCCTCCACAAGCACGGCGGCCTTTCGCAGCCCGTCGTGAAAATAGACAGGCTCTCGACCCGTCTCCTCGCAGAACTCCTCGACGGCCCGCTCCACCTCTGGGTTGCAGCAGTCGTCCGCTAGGATCACAGGCACGTGGGCCACCAACCGCAGGTCGGCCAGTGCCCCCTGGTAGGAATGGTCGCCGTCCACGTGAGCGAAGTCGGCCGGAGGCAGCTGCCGCAGGTCGTGGCTGTTGGTGACGATCAGCTGAGCATCGATCCCGAGCGAGTCGACAACGCTCTGCCAGTGCTGCAAGCACGCGGGACTGTCGGCGTCGATGGCACCATCAACGCAGAGGAATTTTGCATCCGGCGCCACGACGTGAAACGACACAAGCGAGTAGCCGCACCGAGTGCCGATCTCAATCACGCGAGCCGGCTTGTATTCGCGGCACACGCGAGCCTTGGCAGCGTAGTGCGACACTGCCTCCGGCGAACACGGAAACCAGTCTCCCGGCATCCAGTGCATCCGCAGACGGTCGCCGACCTGGTCCTCAATCGCATCACCCATTTGATCCTCCGATCATTCCGAGCACCTCAAGCAGGCTCATCTCTGCCAGCCACGCCTCCGCATCCCTGACGCCGAACGTGGCCACCAGCTGGTCGCCACGCCGGGCGAGCCCGGCCGCAAACTCAATCGCCCGCGTTTCGCGACACGCGAAAGCCGGCGACCATCCGAGAATGTCGCAACTGTCACCAAACAGCACGAACCGGTGCTCGTAAATGCGGCCGCCGTCGTCGTCCGCCACCTCGTGGACCAGGGCGAGCCATCGGCCGTCGCCGACGTCCACAAGTTGCGAGCCGCCGCGCCAGCCGCGTGCAATCGCCGGCGACTCCCCCCTGCGGTCGATCTTCCACGCATTTCCGTTGCGTGAAACAAATGCCGTGCGGCCTTGTTCCCAGCACGAGTACAGAAACACTTCAGCGCCGACAATCGGCATCCAGTTCTTTTCGTGCCGCCCGCTGACAGGCTCGTCGAGTAGCGTGGCGTCGATCATGCTGCCCATGTATGGCAGCAGCGTGGCCGTGGCAATCCTGCACGTCCCGTCGTGGCCTGCCCAGTTGCGGACTGTCGCGCTCACGCGAAGCTCGCCATTAATCGCATTGAGCCGACAGTCCTCAAAGCCGTCCACTGGATAGTCGGATTTTGGGTATATCGCATCCGGTATTGCAGATTGCGATAAAACGGACAGATCGGCATCAAGCGTGCACAGCACGTTGATAGTGCGAATCCTATCGCAGTCTGTCGGCGGGATAGCGTATCGGCCATCGACGATGCGGTAATTGCTCGACCGCACAATCGCCAGATAGCCGTCGTCGTGAGCAACGATCGTCGGGTTGAATGTGGACCAGCCGTCGATCGCCGGCTCAACCGCAAAACGCCGCAGCTTGCATCCGACGAGATCGTCGATCGTCTGCGTGTACCAGCTGCGGTTTCGACGCACGAGCCGCTCCTTCTCTGGAGTCAGGTCCATGCCGAGCAGTCGCTCGCACGCCCGCCTGCCGGCGTCGAACTCGCCCGCGTAGTACGCGTGCACGGCCAGCTGGTGCAGGTGCTCAAGCATCAAAGCCTCACGACGCGGCCGCAGACTTGATCGCGGCCCTGAGAGTGGCGTTACTGCCGACGGCAGCGATCACGTCGTTGATCGTTAGCGAGCCTGTCGGCCCCGTGGGACCGAGCAGTGAAGTCCCGGCCGGCCACGCCCCTGCGGCCTTTGGGCCGTAGATCGTTTTGTCGCTGACGTTGAACGCGAAGTCTCCATCGCGGCCGACGTTTGTATTCGGCGTGCCGCCAACGGCCACAATGGCGGCACCGGTGGCACCAGTCGGGCCTGTGCTGCCGTCGGCACCTGATGGGCCTGTGTAGCTCTGGCCAGCCGGGCCTGTGGCACCGGTGACCCCGGAAGGCCCCTGAGCACCAGACTGAAGCTGCAGCGGCGAGCCCCACAGGCCGTCGGCCTTCGGGCCGTACAACCTGCCGTTGGTGACGTCGAGGTAGAAGTCGCGGCTGTTGCCAAAGCCAGCAGACGGCGCCCCAGAACCGCCGTAGAACTGCGAGCCATCAGAACCTGTCGGCCCTGTCACTCCGGTGGCTGGAAGCCACGCCGACCCGCTCCACGCGAGCACCTGGTTGGCGGCTGGAGCGGTTGCGGAAACGGCACGCCCCTGCAGATAAGTGGCGTTTCCGGTGAGCGTGGCTGGAATGCTGAAATATGGCATGTCGTTGCTCCTAGAGTGTTTTGCCACGGATGCCGGCGGCGGCAAATAGAGCAATGCAGCTAGATAACTGACGCCTCGCGGAACGCGGCATCAACGTCATCCTCAGTGAGTCCGAGAGCCGCCGCCAAAGGCACAAGCATCGGATGCGATCTCTCGACATACGGAGCGTAGTCCCACTCGACTCTCACCGAGTCACGCTGTAGCTGGTCTTGGATCGCGTCGATGGCGGCGTCAACGGCCGCGAGCGCGATGCCATTCCGAATCAACCAGAGACGAATCTGGCGTGCGGAAACGCTTTCGGGAACTGCCGTCGGTTCGTCTGCGGCCTGATTAACGCCGACAAGTTCACCGGCATCGTCTCGCACTTCCCAAGTGCGAAGTCCATCAACAACGCCTATGTATGTCGTGTGCATGATTAGCTCAGTCGAAAAAATGCGTAGGTGCCTGACACAGAGACAGATGTCAGCGTGGCGAGATCGGTCTGCGATAGTCGCTGCCCACTAATGCGCGGCGTTATGCCCCACACATACGCATTGCCTGACTTCCCTGCGAGGTTCGGCACCGTGGTGCCGACGACAATAACGCCCACGGCGTAACGAGTCCCAGCAACAAGCGAATAGCTGGCTGGATAACCGCCGGTCGTATCGAGCGATCGCGTGTAGGTAGTGTTTGTCGCCGCAAATAGCGTGGTGTCGTTGGCAGTTCGCGCGACCAGCGTCACGTTCTGGTCATCGGCGACTGTGTACAGGCCCATGCGAGCAAGCGTCAGACCTGACCCTGCCGTGTTTCCGCTGATGGCAGCGATCTGCGTAATCGTCAGCGAGACAAGGGGGGTGAAGTATGTCAACAAAACCGTGCCTGACGTTGCAGTTACATTGCTAGCGGTAATGTCCTCTCTCGTTACAACATCGACCGTACCCGTCGGTTGCGACCATTTCAGAAGCATTCCCGGCAGGAGCGGCACGTTGGCGCTGAGTCGAGCGTCTGCCAATGTCCCGCTTGTGACCTGACTCGCAGCGATTGCAATCGGATCGCCGCCGCTCGCGGAGTGGCTCGACGCATGGGTCGCGACGTTGGTCGCCAAGTCCCATGCCGATCCAATCCATGTGTATGTGCGGCCGTTTTGCGCGGATGTCTGGCCGACGGTCGGTGATGAGGGGAAGGAGAGTGGCATAGTTAAAAGTTAGGGAACGCAGCAGTGGGGACAGAGAATGAGGCACCTGTGTATCTCGCTACGCCAACTGTGACTCTAAAATCATCAATGTAACCACTAAAGCCGTTTGTTCCGTTTGATCCCAACAGCAGCGTTCCGCTTGCTGGTGAAATTGTTTGCGTATACGACACTTGCAGCGTATCTCTCACGCCGTTGACGTATGCAGAAAACACTCCATTTGATCGAACCAGAGCAATATGAACCCATTGATTCTGCGGGACTACTGCGCTTGTTCCATCAAATCGCCCGCCGCTTGACGCAACAACAAATCCGTGATATCCGCCTCTATCCAAGTACCACACAAAATCTTGATATGCACTGAAGTTAGCCCTGCCCTCAAGCAATGTGTACGAACTTGCCGAACCAGTCATGTATACCCAGCACTCCATAGTGAAGTTGCCGGAAAATGAAAAACCCGATGAATTGAAAGACAAGGACTTGCTAAGTGAATCAAGCAAAAGACTCTTGCCGCCCCATTTACTTTGCGCAGTCGTTTGAGATGCGCCGCCATTTGCCGTGATTGTTTTCGGCGTACCGCTTGAATCGGTAAACGTGCTGCCTGTGCCGTCCATGCGGAGTAGGATCGCCACCGACGAGAAATATGGATCGCCACCTGCGGTTATGCTGTTACTGTTTGACGAGTAACTTCCAGTGCCGACACCGTTCACCGCAGCCACGCGAAAAACGTAGCTCGTTCCATTGGTTAATCCGGTAACCGTTGTGCTTGTTGCGGTAGACGTTCCGTCTGCAAATGTCGTCCAAGACGACCCGGAGTTGGAAGAGTATTGAACGATGTAATCCGTCACTGGAACCGCTACAGTTGGAGCAGTCCAAGACAGCGATGCCTGCGTGTCTCCAGTAACCGCCGTCACGCCAGTCGGTGCGGCTGGCAGAAACAAATCCCACCGCGTGTCGGCCACGCTGCCGCCAACCGAGCCGAGTTCAGAATAGGCGTTTGACCACTGGTAAACCTTGCCAGTGTCGGTCGCGAGATACAAAATCGAGGCGTTACCTGTTGCAGGGAACGATGAGGTGGTGCTGTAGAACGCCGCATCGTTAGCGCCGGCCGCTCCCGTTGGTCCCGTCGCGCCGGTGACTCCTGTTGGACCAGCGACCGTGGACGCAGCCCCAGCACTTCCTGTCGGTCCTGTTACGTTCGACGCCGGTCCTGTTGGGCCAGTTACTGTCGATGCAGCACCTTGCGCACCTGTTGCGCCAGTGCTCCCAGTAGGCCCGGTGCTTCCTGCTGCACCTGCTTGACCAGATGCGCCAGTCGGACCTGTGACTGTTGACGCAGCGCCGGCTGGCCCGGCAGCACCCTGCTGGCCGGTTGCGCCAGTTGGTCCCGTGATGCTTGAACCTGACGCTCCTGTAGCGCCGGTTGCACCAGTAGCACCAACGCTTCCGGCAGCTCCATCATTTCCTCGCGCGCCTGTTGGACCGGTGACGCTTGCACCAACCGCACCAACCGCGCCGGTAGGTCCTGTCGCACCAGCGGCACCATCACTTCCGCGAGATCCAGCCGGCCCAGTTGCGCCGATGCTTCCTGTAGCGCCAGTAGGACCTGTCACCGTGGACGCGGCACCAGAGGCACCCGTTGGGCCAGTGCTGCCCTGCTGGCCAGCCGCCCCTGTTGGGCCGGTAATGCTCTGGCCCGCAGCACCATCGACGCCGCGGGCACCAGTTGGGCCGGTGGCTCCGACGCCGCGAGCTCCGGTGGCACCGACGTCGCCTCGAGGTCCCGTTGGTCCGACGCCAGCCAGCTGCACGGCAAACGCCTGCCCGTTCGTGATTGTCGGCGCGACGCCAGTCGCCCCCGTGACGCTCACGGCAAACGGAGTCGGCCCTGTGACGCTGACGCGAATATCGCTCACGGCGCCCTCACCGTGAACGTGCCCGAAATCGCTGCTCGATTGAGAGCAGACGACCGGAGGAACCAGCGGTAGCTCTTGGCAAGCGAAAGCCCTTTAACGGTTGCCGCCGATAGCGAGAGCGTGATCGTACCGATAGAGTCGTCGACGCGAGCGATCGACCAGGTTGCTGCAGGGGCCGGGTTCGCCGCGATAGCTGCCGCGTAGCCTGTCGGCGTGTCTTCGTAGATCACTGCCGTGAGCGTGTCGCCTGCCGTCGAGAATCCAAGCGATCCAATGATGGACAAGCCGTCGGCGTGGGCCACCACGACATTGAGCTCGCCTGGTAATTGGCTGTATGTGCTCATCTCGTCACTCCCTCAATCGCCGCCCCGATCTCGCACGCCAGATTTGCGGCATCGTCGCTCTCGGCCCAACGGATGAGCCGCGTCAACACAAACGGCCCGACCAACGCGAGCGCGGCGTAGGCCAAGGCGACTGTGATCGTTTCGCTGTCCATTAGACAACCCATACGCTGACGTTAGAAAAAGACGTGAGACTGCTGTTTGAGTAGAACGTGATGACATCACCAGCAGTAACCGCAAACGAGCGAGCAGTGACCGTAGTGCCGTCGCTCAAAGCACCACCTTGACTTACGCCGTTCTTCAAAATATTGCCCGCATTACTATCCAAATTGTCGTCGTAGAATGTCACTGTAACATATGCTGTTCCGCTGGCTGTTGCGGTGAACGCATACGCGCCAGAGGAAACGCCAGACGCTGAACCATTTGCCGCTGACGCCAACCCGTCCGCATTGCTATTGAGCACTCGAGAAGCTCGCGTAAACGGAGACGCGGCAGTGCCAGACCCCGTGAACGTGCTGGGCGATCCGTTGCGGCGAGTGACGGTGAGCTTTGAAGTCACAACCTCGGCAAGTTGCACCGCACTCAGTCCAGCATATGAATCGTTCGCGCCATCGGGCTTGAGCGTCCAGCGATATGTTGAGTAATTTGCTGGTGCCGCAAGAGTAAATGTTTTTGTCTGCCCAGAGCTCGACCACGACACCGCTTGAGTGTCGAGCAGTGTAAACGTAGTGCCGTCGTTGCTGCCCGATAGCTCCCAGCTAGAGATGCTGTTCTGCCAACTGGCTGTGTCGGCAGTCATTGCGTAACCGCCGATATAAGATTGTGCGCCATTTGCAAACGTGTATTGAAAATACCGCTGCGGCGAGTCGTACGGGTTCCGTGCGGTTTGGTATGCCGTGCTTCCATTTGCATCAAACAGATTCCACACAGCACCGCCGCCAACCGTATTTGCTTCTGCCGTTCCGTCAGACGTGTTGCTCGTCAGCGTGGGGATTGCGCGGAACACGGTTGCGGACGGCGTCACGCTATTTGAGGCAGTCGAGTAGCTGCCAGTGCCCAAGGCGTTCACGCCCGCCACGCGGATTATGTATGCCGTGCCGTTGCTAAGTGATGTCACTACGGCACTCGTCGCCGTTGACAGCGTACTTCCCCAGCCCGTCCACGACGATCCAGAATTTGTGCTGTACTGGATGAAGTAATTTTGAATGGGAGTCTGTGCCGACACTGTAGGAGCCGTCCACGACACAGTCGCCTGAGCGTTGCCAGCCACAGCCGTCGCGCCGGTCGGTGCCGGCGGTAGAAACAGCGAGCGTAGGAGCGAGTCTTCGCCCGAGCCGCCGCCGCCAGGCCCAGTCGGACCCGTCACTGTTGATGCAGGCCCAGTCGGGCCTGTGACGCTTTGCCCTGCAGGCCCAGCACTTCCAGTCGGCCCGGTGACTGTGGACGCTGCTCCAGTTGGGCCTGTTGAGCCAATTCCATTAGCTCCGGTTGGACCTGTCACCGTCGACGCAGCGCCGGTAGGCCCTGTTGAGCCGACGCCAGCTGCGCCAGTCGGCCCCGTGCTTCCGGTCGGCCCCGTGACGTTTGATGCGGCTCCAGTGGCACCGGTAACCGACGGTCCTGTGTAACCCGTGGGGCCAGTTGCGCCGGCACCTGTAGGGCCTGTGTAGCCGATGCCGGCAGGCCCCGTCGGCCCCTGCTGGCCGGTCTGTAACTGCAGGCCGTATCCCCACGCGTTGTTTGCCTTCGGGCCGTAAAGCACGCCCGCGTTGAAATCGATGTAGTAGTCGCCAGATCGGCCGAGTCCCACAAGCGGTCCAGTCGAGCCGCTGTAGATCATCCGGCCGTCAACGCCGGCAGCACCAGTCGGCCCCGTCGTGCCCGACAGCGGTGCCCACGATGAGCCGTCCCACGTCAGCACCTGGCCGCCGGTCGGGCCGGTAGCCGCCACGGCGCGGCCCTGCAGCTGCGTCGCGTTGCCGCTCGTCGGTGATTGAATGCTGAAGTACGGCATCAAGGCACCAGCTGGGTGTGAATCTTGCGGATCTTCTGCTGACGGTCGGCCCACACCCACGCGTTGCCGCTGAACGGCGCGAACACCTCGTAGACCGTGCCATCAGCGTCGATCACGCGGTCGCCCTTCTTCGGCACGGCCGACAGGTAGTCGGTCGAGATGAAGAAGTCGCGACTCTCAATGCGAGTGATCGAGCCTGCCTGATCCATCGACTCGTGGCGCGTCATGCCGACCATTGCCGGCGTCGACACGGGCACGAGCGACGCGAGGCTCTTGTACTCCACCTGCACCGAGAGGTGCCGATCGGCCTGCTGCCGGAACCACGCTGCGCCCTGCGAGATGAGATCCTGCATGACTGCGTGTTACCGTGAGAAAGCCGAACTCCAAATAGAGCCACCGAGGCCGTGCGGCCGGCACGATTGCCGAGCCGCACGGCCCCTAGAGCGAACTGCGTCAGGCACCTGGAACGAGCAGCACGTGCACCGTGTTGTCGGTGGTCGCCGGCTTCGCAGCCACATAGCCCATCGCGGTGCCGGTGGCACCGGTCACGGCCAGGCCGTTGTAGAGCGAAACCTTGCTGCCCTGGGCGTAATCGGTCCCGGCGCCGGTCGGCTTCGGGACAGAGAAAATGCCCTCCACGTTCAGGTTGCCGAGCTCGTTCGCAGCGATGGGCCGCGAGGCCACGCCGACGATCGAACCAACCACAACCGCCTCGCCCGCCGCCACGCCCGTGGTGGGCGTGTAGCGGATCTTGTCGCCTTCGTACTCGTGAGCCACGGATCACCTCTTTCTTGAAAATGGAAACTGTTTGGATCGTCATGCCGGCCGGCGGCGCTTGGGCACGCCGCCGACCGGCCACGTTTTGCATCACGCTCAGGCCGTCGCCATCCGGTAGCAACCGTTCTTCTCGGCCTTGGCCACGCCCCACGACCAGTGGCCGCGGACCATGATGCCGAGCGTGTTGAAGTCTGCGTCGGCCGACTCCACCATCGGCTGCCGCTGACCGTTCAGGAAGGCAACCTCCATCGCCGGGACCGCCCGGGGATCCGCCGCGAGCCACCATGTGCTGGCACTCGACAGGTAGGCCGAGCTCACGACCCGATACCGGCCGGCGAACACGTTGGCGTTGCCGCGAACAGTGTCGGAGCCGGTGATCAGCAGGCTCG